AATGTGATAACACCATGAATAAGAATAAAACAGACATAGATGATGATTATGAATTTGCTAGAGCTAAGTATTATAATTTAGCAGATAAAGGTGATGAAGCTATTGAACTTATGATGGAATTAGCCCGTGAGTCAGAACATCCGCGTGCATTTGAAGTTTTATCAAATATGATGAAACAAAATGCAGAAGTTGCTGACAGATTAATGGAACTCCAAAAGAAAAAGAAAGAAGTCTTAAAAGTAGATGGCCAACCAGCACTACCTAATAGTATGACGCAGAATAATGTTTTTGTAGGTTCAACAACTGATTTGCAAAAAATGTTAGCTGCAAAGTTTGAGGAAAAAGCTAATGTCATTGACGCTGAAGAATAACACTGCTGGTTATCTCGGTAATCCTAATGTAAAACGCGATGGTATAGAACAGAACTTCAATAAAAACGAAGTTACTGAATATGCCAAGTGCATGAAAGACCCTAGTTATTTTGCTAGAAAATATCTAAAAGTAATTTCTCTTGATAAAGGTTTAGTACCATTTGATCTTTATGATTATCAAGAGAAAATGTTTGCACACTTTGAACAAAATCGATTTTCGATAGTATTAGCTTGTCGCCAATCTGGTAAATCTATTTCTTCTTGCGCATATTTACTTTGGTATGCGTGTTTTCATCCAGAAAAAACTGTAGCAATTCTAGCAAACAAGGGATCTACTGCAAGAGAAATGCTTGCTAGAATTACATTAATGCTAGAAAATCTTCCATTCTTTTTACAGCCAGGTTGTAAAGCATTAAATAAAGGATCTATTGAATTTTCAAATAATTCACGTATATTAGCAGCTGCGACATCTGGCTCTTCAATTCGTGGTTTATCTGTAAATTTACTATTCCTTGATGAGTTTGCTTTTGTAGAAAATGACGCACAATTTTATACTTCAACTTATCCAGTAATTGCAGCCGGTACAAATACACAAGTAATTATTACATCTACAGCAAATGGTGTTGGTAATGTATATCATAAATTGTATGAAGGAGCATCACAGGGTACTAATGGATTCAAACCATTTCGTGTAGATTGGTGGGATGTTCCAGGTAGAGATGAAAAATGGAAAACTCAAACAATTGCAAATACTTCAGAACTTCAATTTCAACAGGAATTTGGAAATACTTTTCATGGCACTGGTAATACACTAATATCGGGTGATAAGCTATTAGGACTAACAGCAAAAGATCCTATCGAAATAAAAGAAAATTTTTATTCTTATCAATCTCCAATTGAAGGCCATGAGTATATGATGTTTGTTGATGTTGCGAAGGGTAGAGGTCAAGACTATTCAACATTTAATATTATTGATATATCAAGTAAGCCATTCAATCAAGTTGCAGTGTTTCGTGATAATAAATTATCACCTTTGCTTTTTCCAGACATTATTCATAGATATGCAAAGAAATATAACGAAGCATACGTAATAATAGAATCAAATGACCAAGGATCGGTTGTATGTAATGGATTATATTATGATTTAGAATATGAAAATGTTTATGTTGAATCAATTGTAAAAGCAAATTCAATTGGCGTGACGATGAATCGTAAAGTTAAAAGAATTGGTTGTTCAAATATGAAAGATTTAATTGAGCAAGATAAGTTAATTATTAACGATGCAAATACTATTATTGAATTATCTACCTTTGAAGCAAGAGGTAGTTCATATGAAGCTTCTCGTGGTAATCACGATGATTTAGTTATGAATTTAGTATTGTTTGGTTGGTTTACCACAAATCAAATGTTTTCAGAGTTAACTGATATTGATGTGAAGAAAATGTTATACGACGAAAAAATTAAAGCTATGGAAGAAGACATTGTTCCAGCTGGTGTATTTGGCGATAGTAAACAAGACAAGTATATACGGGAAGGTGGTTTAGTTTGGGAAGCAATACCTACTAAACTTTATTAGAAAATACATTATTATAAATAGTAGTAGATTGATAAATAACCGTATAATGTGTCATATTATAATATAGATTAATCTATTATTGGAAGAGGAATAACTATGGCTTTTCAAGTATCACCAGGAGTTCAAGTTCGAGAAATCGACTTGACAAATGTGGTTCCGGCAGTTTCTACCTCAATTGGTGGATTTGCAGGAGCCTTCAACTGGGGTCCTGTTGAAGAGATAATAACAGTAGGTTCTGAAAAAGAACTTGCTACAATCTTTGGCACTCCAGACGCAAATACTGCAGTGCACTTCTTAACGGCAGCATCTTTCTTAAAATATGGAAATGCTCTTAAAGTTGTGCGTGTAGCAACAGGTAACTTAAATGCCGCGGCGGGTGGTGTAGGTACGTTAATTAAAAATGAAGCTGATTATGAAGAAGCTACATTAAGTGATACGTTCTACGCTAAATACCCAGGCACTTTAGGTAATTCAATATTAGTATCAGTATGTCCAGCAAGCACTAACGATACAGTGTTTAATGGATGGGCATATGCTGATGAGTTCACAAGTGCACCGGGCACATCTACATGGGCGAGCGCTCGTGGAGCATCAAACGATGAATTACACATCATTGTTATTGATGAAGATGGATTGATTACCGGCCGGCCGGGCGATATTTTAGCTCGACACGCTTTTGTATCTCAAGCAGCTGATGCTAAAGCCGATGATGGCACTTCAAACTATTATCCTGATGTTGTTAACGCTGACGGATGGTTATGGTTTGGCGCTCATGATGCGCTTTTAACTCATGCAGGTATTACCACATTAAATCACGCTGCAGCTCCAGAAGCTGGTGATTTCTTAGATGGTGTAACTCCCGCGGTCATGACTAGCTCACTTACAGCTGGAACTGATGATAATGCTCCAACTTCTGGAGAAATTGCTCTAGGATTCGATCTTTTCGAAGATGCAGAATCAGTAGATGTCAATTTATTATTTGCTGTTCCAGGCGCTGATGGTGGCGACGATGTTACTGTTGCTAATGATCTTTTAGGAATCGCAACTGCAAGAAAAGACTGTGTTGCATTTATTTCTCCTCCAGTAGAGGATACTGCAAATAAATCAAATGCAGACGCTGTGGCGAATGTGAAGGCGTTCGCAGATCAATTAACATCAACTTCTTATGGTGTTATTGATTCAACAGCATTAAAGGTATACGATAAGTATAATGACGTATATCGCTGGATCCCGGCTGCTGGTCATACAGCTGGACTTTGTGCAAATACAGATAACGTAGCTGATGCTTGGTTCTCACCGGCCGGTTACACCCGCGGACAATTGCTTGGAGTAACAAAAATTGCTGTTAATCCTAAGCAGGCTGATCGCGATACACTGTATAAAGCACGTGTTAATCCTATCACCTCATTCCCAGGACAGGGTATTGTTTTATTTGGTGATAAGACTGCACAAGCTAAGCCTTCTGCTTTTGACCGCATTAACGTACGTCGTCTGTTTATTGTTCTTGAAAAAGCAATTGCAACGGCTGCTAAATATCAACTCTTTGAATTCAATGACGAATTTACAAGAGCAATGTTCCGCAACATGGTAGAACCATTCCTTCGAGATGTGAAGGGTCGCCGTGGTATTACTGATTTTGCGGTTGTATGTGATGAAACAAATAACACTGGCCAGATTATAGATACCAACCAGTTTGTTGCTGATATCTATATCAAACCAGCCCGTTCCATTAACTTCATTACATTGAACTTCATTGCTACTAGAACTGGCGTTGAATTCTCTGAAATTATCGGTCAATAAGGAGAATAAACAATGGCGATTTTAGGCGTAGATGACTTCAAGTCAAAATTAACTGGCGGCGGTGCGCGTGCTAATCTTTTCAAAGTTGAAATGGGTTGGCCTGCTGCAATTGCTGCTGGAGCAAATGAATCAGAAATTGGTGGCTTTTTAATTAAAGGCGCACAGCTTCCTGGATCAACTATTGCTCCAATCACTGTTCCATTTCGTGGACGCCAATTACAAATTGCTGGGGATCGTACTTTCGAACCTTGGACAGTTACTGTAATGAATGATACGAATTTTGTCTTAAGAAATGCATTTGAAAATTGGATGAATGTAATCAATAATCATAATGCAAACACTGGTGCGACTGATCCTTCTGAGTATTTTGCAGATGCATCTGTTTATCAGTTAGACAAAGATGGAAGTGAATTAAAAGGGTATACTTTCCGTGGAGTTTGGCCAACAAATGTTTCTACAATTGAAGTTTCATTTGATACTGAAAACACAATTGAAGAATTCACTGTTGAATTACAAGTTCAATATTGGGAATCTAACACCACTACTTAAGAAGGTATAGATAATTAGAGGGAGGAATAATTCTCCCTCTTTTTATCAATTATGGAGATATAGCTTTGGCTGAATTATTCGGTTTTGAAATAAAAAGAAAAGGGCAAGACAAGGAAGAAAATAAAAAATCCTTTGTTGCTCCATTAGAGAATGATGGCTCCACTTATATTCAGTCTGCCGGAGGACACTTTGGTAGCTATGTTGACATGGGCGGAGATACAGGTACCGCAGAACAAGATTTAATTAAAAGATATAGGGATGTAGCTACACAACCAGAATGTGATTCTGCTATTGAAGATATTGTGAATGAAGCAATTGTTGCAGACACCGATTCTGCGCCAATTGAACTCTTAACTGATAATTTAGATCAACCTGATAATATTAAGAAATTAATTCGAGAAGAATTTACTAATGTTATTGAATTGCTTCAATTCAATAATTACGGCCACGATATATTTCGTCGGTGGTACGTTGACGGTAGATTATTTTACCACATTATCGTTGATGAAAAAAGTCCAAAAAAAGGTATTTTAGAATTAAGGTCTATAGATCCTATAAAGATTAAAAAAGTAAAAGAAGTTGAAACAATAAAAGATAATGCTACTGGTGTAGATCTTATAAAAGAAATAGATGAATATTATCTTTATCAAGATAGTTCTTTATCTAATTCGAATGCTGGAATAAAAATATCTAAAGACGCTATTCAATATACTACTTCCGGTTTATTAGATGTAAGCCGTAAAAAAATACTATCGCATTTACAAAAAGCAATTAAACCAGTGAATCAACTTCGTATGATGGAAGATTCATTGGTTATCTACAGACTTTCTCGTGCACCCGAACGTCGTATTTTCTATATTGACGTAGGTAATTTACCAAAAGGTAAAGCAGAAGAATACGTTAAAGGTATCATGAACAACTATCACAATAAGCTTGTTTATGATGCATCTACCGGAGAGTTAAAAGACGATCGTAAACATATGTCAATGCTAGAAGATTTCTGGCTCCCACGGCGTGAAGGTGGTCGAGGTACAGAAATTACTACATTGCCTGGTGGCGAAAACCTTGGACAGATTGATGATATTATTTACTTCCAGAAGAAGTTGTATAAAGCATTAAATGTTCCGGTAAATCGATTAGAACAAGAAGCTCAGTTCTCACTTGGAAGATCTACTGAGATTTCAAGAGATGAAGTTAAATTTCAAAAATTCATTGATAGACTTCGTAAAAGATTTGGTTGGTTGTTCTTAGATCTACTTAAGTTGCAACTAATCTTAAAAGGTATTATCACAGAACAAGATTGGAAAGAAATCAAAGAGCAAATAGGATTAGATTATATTAAAGATTCTCATTTTGCTGAATTAAAAGACAATGAAATTCTTCGCGAAAGAATAGAATTATTAACAACTATGGAAGAATTTATTGGAACATATTTCTCAATGGATTATGTGCGCAAAAAAATATTGCAGCAATCTGATGAAGATATTGAAGCTATGAAAGAACAAATTGAATCTGAAAAAGATGAAATGCCTGTCCCAGATGATGAAGATTTTTAAGATTGAAAATCATTTTTTTATAAATATAGTATAAGGAAAATTTAATATGAGTGATATCGATACATTAATTACTGCACTTAATAGCGGAAAACAAAACGACGCTAATAAGGCATTTGATGCAGCAATGCAAAATAAAATTAATACAGCATTAGATGCTAAAAAAATAGAATTAGCAAATGATGTTTATAACGGAATAACGAATGCAGAACTTCAAGACACTCAGATCGAAACTGACTGAAGCGAAAGCTATTAAGACGCTTAAAGTCGGTAAAAAATCTAAAGCCGTTATAACAAAAAATGGTTCTAAGTTTGCCGTTACTATTGACGGTGATTTATTAGACGATAAATATAAGTCGGCCAAAGAAGCCGAGCTGGCTGCAATAGAATTTGCAGATTTAATGGGAGCATAAATGAAGCTTATAACGGAACATTTAGAAGATAATCTTAGTTATCTTATTGAAGCCAAAGATGGTAAGAAAAATGTCGTTATTGAAGGCATTTTTATGCAGGCAGAATCAAAAAATCGTAACGGTCGGATTTATCCACGTGCCGTTATGGAAAGCGCTGTAAACAAATATGTTACAGAGCAGGTTGCTAGAGGAAGAGCAGTTGGTGAGCTAAATCACCCTGATGGTCCTACTATCAACCTTGACAAAGTTTCTCACCGTATTACCGAACTTTCTTGGGACGGTAATAACGTAATGGGAAAAGCATCCGTATTAGATACTCCTATGGGTCAAATCGTAAAAGGTTTGGTCGAAGGTGGTGTTCAATTGGGTGTTTCTAGTCGTGGTATGGGTACGCTTGTGCACAAGAATGGAGCTAATTACGTCGGAAACGACTTCGTCTTAGCGACAGTTGACATTGTCCAAGATCCCTCAGCTCCGCAAGCCTTCGTAAATGGGATTATGGAAGGTGTTGAATGGATTTGGGAAAATGGTATTCTAAAAGCACAAGAAGTTGAAAAATATGAGACTGAAATCAAAAAAGCATCTTCATCCCAACTTGCGGAAACGCAGTTAAAGGTGTGGCACGATTTCCTCTCAAAACTTTAACTCTAATTATCAAGGAGTAATATATGTCCGAAGAGATCAATGATCTAATTGAAGACGTTTCAGAAGTTGAGCTCCAAGATGAAGCCCTCGAGGAAAACGTTGAAGTTGAGAACGAGGAAACCATCGCGGAAGATGCTGATGAGTTAGAAGAAGGTAAAAAAGTCGCCAAGGAAGAAGACGACGACGAAGACGACGACGACTCAGATGATGAGGATGACGACGATGACGTTGAAGAAAAGAAAGCTGTTAAGGAATCAGCAGCACCTTCTACTAAATCTGGCATGATAAATGCTATGTATAAAGAAATGTCTAAGATGAATAAGTCAGATCTTCAAGCTGCTTATGATAAATTAATGGCGCAAGATGATGATGAAGAAGAAGTTGAAGAATCTGTAGACGTAAATGAAGATGAAACAGTGGCAAAAGGATCAACTGCAGAATCATATGATTTTGAAGCTGATTTAACTGCTTTAGTTTCAGGAGATGAAACACTTTCTGAAGGATTCCAAGAAAAAGCAGCTACTATTTTTGAAGCAGCTGTAAAGTCTAAGGTATCTGCAGAAATCGATCGTCTTGAAGAGGAATATAAAGTTTCTCTTGAAGAAGAAACAGCCGATATTAAATCCACAATGATTGACAAAGTAGATGGTTACTTAAACTACGTTGTTGAGCGTTGGATGGAAGAAAATAAATTAGCTGTAGAAAACGGTTTACGCAACGAAATCTCCGAATCATTTATGGAAGCACTTAAAGGCGTATTTGTTGAGCATTACATCGAAGTACCTGAGTCTAAAGTTGACTTAGTCGATGATTTAGCAAATCAGGTTAGAGAGCTTGAAGAAACTTTGACTCAGGAAACTGAATCAAATATTCGTCTTAATGAATCGGTACAAGCGTTCCAACGCGCAGAAATCATTGCACAGGCTTCTAAAGGCTTGGCCGAAACTGAAGTTGAAAAACTGAAGGGCTTAGTTGAAGAAGTAGATTTTGAAGATGCTGAAACTTTCTTAAAGAAGGTATCAACAATCAAAGAATCTTACTTTGCAAAACCAATTGTACAGAACACTGAAGAGATTGAACCTATGAATGAAGAAAGTGAAGAAGTTGAACTTTCTGCATCTATGGCTCGATACTCAACAGCAATAAAAAGAACCTTAAAATAATTTTGGGAGTATAACCTAAATGTTTAATTCAGATAAAATTGCAGAAAAGTGGGCTCCAATTCTTGAGCACTCTGATCTGCCTTCAATTGATGACAAGTACAAGAGATCTGTAACTGCAGTTCTTCTTGAAAACCAAGAAAAAGCTCTTAGCGAAGAGCGTGGTGCAATGGGTTTCATGACTGAAACTGCTGCTAACGCTACTGCTGGGGGAACTGGCAACATGGCTAACTGGGATCCAGTATTGATCTCTTTAGTACGTCGTGCTATGCCTAACCTTATGGCTTATGACGTAGCTGGTGTTCAGCCTATGTCTGGTCCTACTGGTCTTATCTTCGCCATGAAGAGCAAGTACAGCACTCAGGGTGGTACTGAAGCTCTTTTCAACGAAGCTGATACTACATTCTCTGGTACTGGTACTCACGGTGGTGATTCTTCATCCGCTGTTGGTACTACAGGTACTGACGCAAACACTGATGACGTTGAAGATTCATTCGACGTTGGTACTGGTTTAGCTACTGCTGATGGTGAAGCATTATCTAACACTGGTGCAGCTATGGCTGAAATGGCTTTCAGCATCGAGAAGACTAGCGTAACTGCTAAGACTCGTGCGCTCAAGGCTGAATACACCATGGAATTGGCACAAGATCTGAAAGCGATCCACGGCTTAGACGCTGAAAGCGAATTGGCTAACATCCTTTCAACTGAGATCTTGGCTGAAATCAACCGTGAAGTTATTCGTACTATCAACGTAAAAGCTAAGCTTGGTGCTCAAACTTCAAACACTGCAGTTAACGGTGTATTCGACGTTGAAACTGATTCAGATGGTCGTTGGTCAGTTGAGAAGTTCAAAGGTCTGATGGTTCAGATCGATCGTGAAGCTAATACTATTGCTCGTGAAACTCGACGCGGCAAGGGTAACTTCATTGTTTGTTCTTCTGACGTAGCTACTGCTCTTTCCGCAGCTGGTCTGTTGGATTACACTCCTGCACTTTCTGCTAACCTGAACGTAGACGATACTGGTTCTACTTTCGCTGGTGTACTCAACGGTCGCACTAAGGTTTATATTGATCCTTATGCAACTCGCGATTACGTAACTGTTGGTTATCGTGGTACTAATCCTTACGATGCTGGTATGTTCTATTG